ACGAATGAACATATTAACTATTGACTTTGAAACTTATTATGCTCAAGATTTTTCTTTGACTAAATTAACAACCGAAGAATATATTCGTGATGACCGTTTTCAAGTCATCGGGGTAGCCGTTGCAATCAACGATGGTGAAGCCGAATGGTTTAGTGGAACACACGAAGAAACAAAAAGATGGCTACAAAAGTTTGATTGGGACAACTCCTTCGCTCTAGCACATAATGCTCTATTTGACTCTGCTATTTTAAGTTGGATATTTGACATAAAACCATTTGCTTGGCTAGATACTTTAAGTATGGCAAGAGCCACCGACGGCGTTGAAGCAGGCAATAGTTTGGCTAAACTAGTTGAACGATATGATTTGGGTAAGAAAGGCACTGAGGTATTAGATGCTAAAGGAAAACGACTAGAAGATTTTGAATCATTTGATTTAATGAAGTATGGGCAATATTGTAAAAATGACGTCGCTCTAACTCATAGTTTGTTTTTGGTTTTAGTAGAACACTTTTCTAAAACTGAATTAATGCTAATTAGTTTAACCATAAAAATGTTTTCTGAACCTGTTCTTAGATTAGATACAGACATACTTACACAACACCTAGCACAAGTTAAAAACAGAAAAGAACAACTTTTACAAGCGTGCATATCAGAAAAAGATGTGCTTATGAGTAACCCTAAATTAGCTGATTTACTTATGTCTATTGGTGTAGAACCACCTATGAAAATATCACCGACTACAGGAAGAGAGACCTATGCCTTTGCAAAGAACGACGATGGATTTAGACAGTTGGGCGAACACCCAGATGAACGAGTGCAGGCTATTGTTGCCGCAAGGTTGGGAACTAAATCAACTCTCGAGGAGACTAGAACTGAACGGTTCATTAACATCTCTTTACGAGGAAAGATGCCTGTACCCCTCCGATATTACGCAGCTCACACCGGTCGTTGGGGAGGCGATGATAAACTCAATCTTCAAAATTTACCCCGAAAATCCTTACTCAAAACGGCTATCAAAGCACCTAAAGGGTACATTCTCATCGACGCCGACTCGTCTCAAATCGAAGCAAGAACTGTAGCGTGGTTAGCTGGACAACAAGATTTAGTTGAAGCTTTTGCAAAGGGAGAAGATGTATACAAAATCATGGCGTCTGCTATATATAACAAGACACAAGAAGAAATTACGAAGGAAGAAAGGTTCGTTGGGAAGACTACCATACTCGGATGTGGCTACGGCATGGGGGCGAAGAAATTCCAAATTCAGCTTAAAACTTTTGGCACTGAAATTAGCGAGGAAGAGGCGGAAAAGATTATTAGAATCTATAGACAGACCTACCCAATGATTTCTAGACTATGGCAACAAGCAGGTAAGGCTTTAGAAGCCATGAAAGATATTAAAACATGTGACGTTGGTTGTCAGCCACAAGCTATTAGTTTAGACAAGAAAGGTTTTTTATTGCCGAGCGGTTTGTATCTTAACTACAAAGATTTACAACAAACTGAAGACGGCTTTACTTACGCATCACGCCGAGGTCGTATAAAAATTTATGGTGGAAAAGTTGTTGAGAATTTATGTCAAGCGGTTGCACGATGTGTAATTGGTGAGCAAATGTTAAAAATAGCAGAAAGATACAAAGTTGCTTTGACTGTACATGACGCCATTATGGTTGTTGTAAAAGAAGAAGAACAAGAAAAAGCAAAACAGTATATTGAAGAGTGCATGAAGTGGCGCCCGAGCTGGGCTTTAACATTACCTCTTAGTTGTGAAGTAGGTGTTGGATATTCTTATGGAGATTGTTAATGACAATTAAATGGTCGTATTCTTCTATTACGTTGTTTCAACAATGTCCACGCAAGTATTATCATTTGCGAGTTTTAAAGGATATTGTAGAACCCGAGACAGAACATATGCTTTATGGCAAGTTAGTGCATGAAGCCGCAGAAAACTATATTAAAAACGGCACTGAAATACCCGCACAGTTTTTATTTGTTAAGCCAATATTGGATGTTCTTAAAGATATTCCTGGTGAGAAGTTATGTGAATACAAGATGGGTTTAACTAAAGATTTGGAGCCGTGTGATTTCTTTTCAGAAGATGTATGGTTTCGTGGCGTCGCCGACTTGCTTGTAATAAACAATGACTTAGCACATATTGTAGATTACAAAACAGGCAAGTCAGCTAAATACGCCGACACTAAACAGTTGGAACTAATGGCACTTGCAGTATTTAAACATTTTCCACAAGTAAAGAAAGCAAAGGCTGGACTTGCTTTTGTAGTATCAGAAGAGTTTGTGAAGGACGATTACAGCAAAGATACTGAAGATACTTTATGGGTTAGGTGGCTATCTATTACAGACCAGCTAGAAAAAACACATAGCAATGACGTATGGAATGCCAAACCAAATTTTACTTGTAAGAATTTTTGCAAGGTGATGAGTTGTGAACATAACGGAAGAGGAGAGTATAGATGAATGATGAATTAGACCCACAATTAGATAATGAGCAAATAGCGGCAGGGCTTACTATTGAAGGACAATTAGATGCTAGGTTTGAAGAAATGTTTATGGCTAAATGGAATAGTTTTATTTTGCCGTGGGTTAAAAACAGAATAAACCAAGAAGTTGGTGAAGCGGCTCTTAAATTAGGTAAACAAATTGGTGATTTAGTTGGTAGAGATGGAAAAATATGACGGAAGAAGATAAAGAATACCTACGTGCCTTGTATGCAGGTATGGCTATGATGGGTATAGTAAGTCGTGGAATAAATAAAGATATTGTAGAGTCGGTAGTTGAAAACGCTTTTATTATGGCGGATGCAATGATGAAACAATTAGAACCACAAGAAGAAGGCATAGTAAAAGCAAGGAGAAAGAAAGTTGGATAGTAAGTTTTGTGGGTCATGCCAAAATTACAAACCTGTAAGCGATATGAAGTTAATAGAAACTGCTAACAAGAATGTAAAAAGGTGGAAGTGTAGTAATTGTTTTAATAAGTTAAGTAGTCGTAAATACCAATCAAAAGGAGAAGTGAAATGAGAGCAAAAAGCGCAGAAAGAATTAAAGCCGAGAAGTATATTATTAAGCACCCTAGCGCAACGGCAGGTGAATTAACTTTAAAGTGTGGCGTAGCATTAGCAACCGCATACAAAGTGCTTGAAGAAGCGTCTCAGCTACAAGTAACTGAGTTTAAACCACAAGAGCATAACATTATTCAAGGCTACACAGGTAAACAATATGAGTTAGTAGATACCTCGCCAATACCTTTTACAACTGAAGAACAAATAGCAGATGTGGTAAACAACCCAGCGCACTATACAGTAGGGGGTATTGAAACAATTGATTTTATAGAAGCAAAAAACCTTAACTACCGTTTAGGTAATGCGGTTAAATATATTTCAAGAGCAGACCATAAAGGAAACAGATTAGAAAATCTTAAGAAAGCGCAATGGTATTTAAACCGTGAAATAGAACGTTATCAGGAGAACTAACATGTATAGGCTATATAACGAATATGGCGACTTCATGCGTGTAGTTAAACGTAAAGAGGAAGCAGAGCATTTTGTTAAGTTCTATGGTTGGACTATGAAATTTTTTAGACAGCCCAAGAAGGAAAAGGAAGTACTAAAGAACATGGAGGATGCAATGCTATGATTGCACGAAAAATTATGCACATCAAAAACGATTGGCTGAGAAGACTTCTATGGGTGCTATGGTTTCCGTTTGAGTATGCAATTTTATGCCACGACCATCGGTTTAAAAATAACTTTGGTATGTGGATTAGGACTGTATTTATTCTAGGGTGGAGGGGTATATGAAAGATGTTGTAATTATTTGGGCATTGATGGTGGGTACAATTTGCATATTTGGTGTATTTGGTATGTTACTTACCCCTGACAAGCAAACGCATTGGGGTACAAAGAACTGTGAACTGTCGGAGATTAGCCCTGACTTCACACCAAACGAAAAACAAGATTGCAGAATAGCGAGGAAGAAATGATATTTACATTTGCAAAAGAACCTGATGGTACAGTATTTGAAAGTAATCAACCCAACGTAGGAATGGAGTTTGAATCACAAACACTACCTGAAATTTTGTTAAATTTTGAAACCTTTTTGCGTGGGTGTGGTTTTAACTTTGATGGACACCTAGACTTTGTTGTGGAGGATGAAGATGAGTGAAAACACTATGCATTTATTATTAGAAATCAATCGACTTAAAGCTGAAATTTTAGTAAAAGATACCGAGATAGAAACGTTGAAACCGTACAAAGAAAAGATTGAAGAGATGGAACGCAGATACGATGACCATTTTAGAAAGGCATTAGGAAAATGATACTAACATGGGCTGAACGATGCGAAAAGTTTGACGATGGCGAGATTATTACCGAAAGATTGATTCAAGAAGTCATGCAAGAAGAAATTGATGAACTGCGTAAAGAA